TATACAAACAAAAAAGGTCCTTGGAGTTGAAGTGGCAACAGGAGCATCTGTCTAATGATAGATACACTCTTGAAATGGTCAGAATTGATGACAAAGTTAAAAGAGTCATTACTGATATTAAGCTGGAAGAAGCAGCTATTGCTCACAGACAAAATAGCGTTGAAGGCGCTGCTCCACAAGTTTCTGTAGCTACTTAAGTAACAAAGCTACATCGCTGAAATCGCACTTTCTTATAAGGCTCTCTTGCACTCCACTAAAAACTGTTGTATAAATATCTCACTATACATAAATTAATATTTTACATAGACGCGGTATAGTCGACGGCCTAGAGACTATGTAGAATTTAACTAGGAGAACTATCATGGCAACAACTCTATTTAGAGGACCGGTATTACAAGGAAAGTTTAATATATCTGACATTGTTACTGGATTTAATTTAGAAAACAAACAATCAAATCACACAATAACTGCTGGTGAATTAGCGGCAGGAATGACATTTACTTCATCTACAGATGGTGTTGTTTTTACTTTACCTGCAATTTCTATTGGAAGAGTAATTACTTTTGTAAACACTGCTCAAGATGGAGCTAACGCTTTAACAATTAGTCCAAACGCTAATGATGGTATTTTGTATGCGGGATCTTTAACAGATAATAAAGATCTTATTAATACAAAAGCTACATCTAAAGTAGGAGACCATGTTACAATTGCATCTTTGAACTCAACTGCTCATTGGACAGTTGTATCTGTTCAAGGTATTTTTGCAAAAGAAGCATAATAATTAATTTACTTTCAGGGAGTGATGTAATGATCACTCCCCTAGAGTAGGAAGGAAATAAAATGGCAGCAGTAGGAACAACTAAAACACAATTTGACGGATCTAAAAGATTAGTAGTACAAACAATTTTAATGCCCACAGAAGCAGCAGGTGAATTTACATTCACTATTGATGTATCAGCATTAAATAATCAAAGATTTCCAGCAGTAGCAAATGGAAACGCATCGGCTATACCTTGTGTTTCTTTGTCTTTACAAAAAATTTGGTATTCTGTATCGGTCGCAGCAAAAGAAGATTCTGTAAGTATTGTAGGAGATGCAACAGCAGATTTACCTTACATAACTTTACATGGTAATGGATTTAAAGATTTTACAAATATTGGTGGAATACATAACCCTGCTCTTGGAACCGGTGGTTCAACAGGTGATGTAATTATTAGATCTAATGATGGTACAGGAGCTACAACAGCGGGTGATTCAATATCAATCCACATGGAGTGGTTAAAAAATTACTAGGAGGTTAAATGGCTAACGTTACTTCCCAAACTTATCAATTTGATCAAGACTTTTCTATTGATGAAATTATTTCAGATGCTTATGAAAGACTAGGCTTAGTTGGTACTTCGGGACATCAACTTAAAACAGATAGAAGATCTTTAAATATTCTATTTCAAGAATGGGGTAATAGAGGTTTACATTTTTGGGAAGTTGGTAATACCAACGTTACATTAATTCAAGGATCAACTACTAATGTTGATGCAACAGCTCAAGGTTCTGGAACTTATACTTTCTATAGAAACGCATCAGATGTACCTGGAGGTGGAGAACCACCACAAGCTACAACTGTCCCTACAGCAAATGTTTATGGTATTACAGATATTTTAAACGTAGGCTTTAGACAAAACTATAATACTACTTCTCAATCAGATATTACTTTAACTAAAGTAGATAGATCTGCTTATTCTGGAACAGCTAACAAAGCAACAGTCGGCACACCTTCTCAATTTTGGGTCCAAAGATTTATAGATAGAGTTACTGTAACTATTTATCCTTTACCTAATGCAACAGCCGCAGCAGCAACAAGTAAACTAATGGTTTACTATGTTAAAAGAATTCAAGACGTAGGTGCTTTTTCAAATGCAACAGACACACCTTTTAGATTTGTACCTTGTATGGTTTCAGGTTTAAGTTATTTATTATCTCAAAAGTTTGCACCAGAGAGAACACAAGAATTAAAATTGTTTTACGAAGATGATTTAGCAAGGGCTTTATCTGAAGATGGATCTCCATCTAGTACATACATAACCCCTAAAACTTATTATCCTAATATCTAATGGCTACTTATTCAAAAGGTTCTAGAGCATTAATGATCTCAATGAGATCAGGGGCCGCGTTCCCTTATAATGAGATGGTACAAGAATGGACAGGAGCCTGGGTTCATAATTCTGAGTTTGAAGCTAAGCAACCACAACTTACACCAAGACCCGTGGGCGCTGATGCACAAGCCTTAGAACATGCTTTTCCACCAAGAATAGAACCAGGTGTTTTAGATTTATTAAAAGCTGATCCGTTTGAAACATATCAAGCAGGATCACCTATAGTTAATGTTAATCTCCCAGGAAATAAATATGCTACAGGAGATATAAAAAGATTTCGTGGTGCACCAGGCATAGCTGGAGTATTTAATATTCCAGATAATGTTAATGGAATTACAGGCGCTGTTATTGCAAGAAGTGCAGGGTATGCTATAAATGTAGGTAAATATGTAGGTGGAGCAACTGATGCTACTCAAACTAATTGGTTCTGGTTTTCAGCAGCAACTAATGCTACAAGTGCAGGAATAGGAGGAGGTTTTCCGGTCAGCGTTGGACCAGTAACCTTAGAAGCATAATTATGGCAGGATATACATACACAACTATTACTAATAATATTAGAAGTTATACTGAAGTAGATGCTAATGTATTTACTCAAGGAGTTATAGATGATTTTATAATGTTAGCTGAACAAAGAATTATTAATGATGTTCCAATTGATGCAGATAGATTTGTACAAGAAGGTCAATTTGTAAAAGATGATAATACAATTAATTCACCAGCAGGAGCTTTGTTTATTAGAGGAGTAGAAGTATTTCCTTCTACAGCCGTTACAACAGAACAAGGTACATGGTTAGAGAAACGTGATCAAACTTTCTTATCTGAATATGTAGGTAGATTAACTGGACCAGAAGGACCAAATACAGGTCAAGATGTGACTGGCGTACCTAAATACTATGCTATGTTTGGAGGCGCAACTGGGCTTACAGACAGTACTTCAGGAGGACTATATATAGCTCCTACACCAGATGAAAATTACTTTTTTAGAATATATTATAACAAATTACCCACTGGTTTATCAGGGTCTAATGCTACGACTTATATTAGTAATTACTTTCCTCAATTACTATTATATGCTACATTAGTGGAAGCTTACGGATTTTTAAAAGGTCCAATGGATATGTTGACATTATACGAACAAAAGTATAATACTGAACTACAGAAGTTTGCAAGTATGCAAATTGGTAGACGAAGAAGAGACGATTACACTGACGGAACTGTCAGAATAAAAATTGATTCACCGTCACCGTAACAAGGAGATAAAAAATTATGGCAATAGCATCGGTACTAACAGACAGTTTTAAAACAGAGTTAATGAAAGGTGGCCACAACTTTAATACAGCCGGTGGTACTCCAGCAGGAAATGCATTTAAACTTGCTCTTTACACAAGTTCAGCTAATCTTGGAACTACAACAACAGTTTACGCAACTACAAACGAAATTACAAATACAGCTGGTTCAGCTTATGTAGCAGGTGGAAAAGCTTTAACTAATTCAGGAGTTACAACTTCTACAGTTACTTCACACACAGACTTTGCAGATTTATCAGTAGCAAATGGTACAGCTTGGACTTCAGCATCTTTCACAACAAGAGGATGTTTAATCTATAACACAACAGCTGTAACTGGATTTACTACAAACAGAGCTGTTTGTTCAATAGACTTTGGTGGAGATAAAACTGTTTCTAACGGAACGTTCTCTATTGAATTTCCAACTAACTCATCATCAGCAGCTATCATTAGACTGACATCATAAGGAGTAAAACCTTATGGCTGATACAATAATCACAGCTACAGTCGGCACAGGTACACAGTATCAAGTAGGTGGTACTGGTAATGTTTATTATTTTAATGGTGCACAACCTACAGATTTTAAATTTCCTTGGGTAGCAGGTGCAGTTCTTAGAGTAGATCAATCTGATGCTACTAATGATAATCATCCTTTTCTTTTTACAACAAGTGCCAGCACAAATACTGCAACTATGCGTGCAGGTATTATTACTAATAATGTAGAATATTATTTAGATGGTTCAGCTAGTCAAGCTGACTACATGAACACCAGTACTTTTAATGCAGCTACAAATAGATGGATTGAAATTACTATTACTGCACCAAGTGTAATTGATTTTTTCTTTGCATGTTGGGTTCATGGTATCAGTATGGGTGGTATTATAGATATTACTCAAACTACTTGGGGTGCTATGAATTGGGGCCAAGGTGCGTGGAACAAGCAAGGTGATGAATCAGTATCACTAACTGGTTTACAAATGACTGGTTCACTTAATGCGGCTGGAGTAAACGTAGCACAGTTTCCTGGTTGGGGTACTTTAGATTGGGGTGAGAATGGTTGGGGTAGTGTTGATGGTGCAGTAGAAACTTTACCATCTTTATTAGCTACAGGTTCTGTAGGAAGTTTAACAGCTGAAACTTTTCAAAATGTATCTTTAACAGGTTTAGAAATAACAGGAGCACTTGGTACTCCTGCTCTTGAATTTGATTTTGAATTAACATTAACAGACAGTTTATTAGCAACAGCTACATTAGGTCAACTTGGAGTTAATGCTGGAGATGATGTACAAGTTGGATTAGCAAGCTTACTAGCTACAGGTTCTGTAGGTGCTATTTCTCCAACTCCTAATACTAATATTAGTTTAACTGGATTAGAAGTTACCGGTAGAGTTGGTAATCTTGCAGAAGGTGTTTTAACCATAGTAGATTTAACTGGAACATCATTATTAGCTACAGGTGCTGTAGGAGCTATTACACCAACAAATTCAACAGGAGTCACTATTTCTGCTAGTTTAGGAATGACAGGAACATTAAATGCAGCAGGAGTTACAACTCCTGAGCAAGTTGTTGGATTGACGGGATACGAAATAACTGGTAGTTTAAATGCTGCCGGAATATCAACAATTCATTATGCAGATGTTGACATTACGGGTTCAACATCGTATACAGATGTAAAGCATGTAAATCAGGCGTAGGAGAAAATTAT